CTTTAAAGGCTTATTTGTTACAGCTTTTTGTTTATGTAAAGAAGTATTTAGTTTTTCTATCCTTCTTTTATTTCTCATTTTTCTAGCTTTCTCTACAGCTTTCTCGTAACTATTGTTTTTCATTTTGTTTGTTTTAAATTAATCTTTTAATGCTTCTCGGAAAAATTCCTTGTTCTTCTAATAATTCTTTAGCATCTTGTACTGTCCTGACATTCTGTAATACCACAGTAATTCTAGCTATATCTTTAAGAAAAAATCCATCACCAAAATTTTGTGGATTAAATGTTATGTCAAATTGATGTTCAAATGTTTTTGTTTTCACTTTGTTCTGTTTTTGTTTTGTGTCTTATTGACAAGACAATGATAACACTAATATAGTTATAAACAAAATAATTAATAACTTATTTTAAGATATGTAATATCTGCCCTTATTAGGATTCTGAAGCTGATAGGTAACTGCATACCTTGCAGCATCTAGTAAGTGATTCCACTTATCAACTGGAGTTCTAGATTTCTTTTCTAACCAAGAGTAGTTGTTTAGTTCTTTAATTAGATTAATACTTTGTTCATCTATTATTAAATCATAATCTTGAAGTAATGATATGCCATAAGTTATAGAACCTTGACCTTTGATTGCAGGAACTATATTACATTTAGTTGCTTTGATTTCTGATATTAGTCTAGGCTCAGCAGAGTCAGCTACTATCAAACTATCTTTAGCGTGTTGATGGTTTAATAAACTAAGCTGAGATGTTGTTAATCCTTTAAGATAAAAACATTCCTTTAAATAGATAATCTTATTTACCTTGTCTATATATGATTCTATAAGAGTAGATTCATCTGCTGCAAATCCAAAGTCTTGACCATAAACAGATATTCCTAATCTTTTAAATGTTCCTATTTTCCAATTATTAAATATTACTCCTTCTGCTTTTGCTAACCATCCTCCCAGTATTTGATGTTTGTATTTTTCAGGTCTACGTTTTTTAATGCTTTCTATTTGTTTGATATAACTTTCAGATAAGTTGTCTATGTTGTCTAGATATGTAGTATGTATATAAGTAGTATTTCCTTTCGTTGTATTAACTCCATCTTGAACTCCTTTGTCTTGAAAGAATCTATTATATATCCAATGTTCTTTAGTGACTGGATTAAGAATTAAGATAACTCTATTCTTACTTCCTAATTGTCTTACTGATAAATCTATCTTATCAAATGTATCTTCGCTAATGAGTTCTTCAGCCTCATCCATTATCCAAGTTGTAACGCCTTGTAAGGACTTGAGGTTTGCTGTTTGGTCTCCACTTGATGTTTTGATACCTTTAAAGATTATCTTGCTTCCTGAGTGCTTATTCCGTATCTCATCTTTTGTTATATAGAAGTCATTAAATTTATCTAGTAGTTCTAGCTTTTCTATAAATTCAGGAATGATAGAAACATAAGCTGATGCTAGTGTATATCTTGTAAATAATATAGTGTGTCCTTTCTCGTATGTTAGTAATACTAATAGAAGATTTATAGAGAATGATTTACCTGAGCCTCTACCTCCTGTAACCATAAAGTATCTCGCATCTGATTGAGATATAGGAGCATACTTATTGTGAATTTTTATCTTCAAGAACCAAATTTAATTAGGTCTTTAAAGTTGATGTTTAAGCCTTCACTAGAATTGATGTCTACTGATTCTTTAGGTTTACCATAACGATAACCAAAGTATAAGGTCATTGCTCTACTATCACCTTTAGATATTTGTATTCCTAGAGTTTTAATAACTTCATCATTATCAATTAACATATCTAACCTTTCAATCAGCTTTAACTCATCTGCTTTTTTAGGTCTACCTGCAAATCCTTTAGTAGAATGTCCTCCGTTGTTTTTTCGTTTATCCATAATTAATATAATATTAACTAATTAATATTTTTAATATAACGATTTTAAATTAGATTTTTTATTTAATTTTTTATTTTAGTGATAAATAAGATTTGCTGTCTTGTCTTTTTAATACATTCTAATCTCTGTTTATGTGATTTAAATTCTCTTGGTATTTTCAAATAAATCCATCTTGCTCTAAATAACTTCTTTATATATTTAAGTATTCTCATTCTCTATTTCTTTTTGTAAGTTAGCTAAGGCTCTCCAAGCTACTTTTGCTGAATGTTTAATGCCATCAATATCAGTTTCACCTACTTGTATAAGATGTCGCATTAAAGCATCTAATTCATCTGTAGATTTTTCTCTATCCCAATGTAAAGGTTTATCAGGATGATGTTGTTGATTACCTTCATAGCTGCATTTAGCAACCTCACAAATAGCATCAGGAAAATATTTTAATACTCCTGTATAAATAGGTATTTGTTTTCTTTTTTTTTGGGTAGTATCAGCAAAATAAGATTTCTGTAAATTTGCCTTATCTTTTTGTAAACTTGCCTTATAAGATTGTAATTCAGTTTCTCTTTTAAGAAAAATTTCATTAGCTAATCTTATAGCTTCTTTCTTTTCCTTTCTTTCAAATGAATTTTTAGGTTTTACTGCATAAGATAAACCCATTGATTTCCTTTGTCTTTTAGCTTTTTTATTTCCATTCTTATCAATATAATACCCTAAAAAAACATCAGTATAAAAATACATTTTACCTTTTACTATTTGAGTTCTTAAATTTAATTTCATTTTCATTTTAATTATTTTATTCACCAATATAAGCAGTAGATTTATCAGAGTATTTCCATTGCCATCCTTTAAGAAGAAGTTCCAATTTTTCAATTGCTTCATCTTCTCTTTCTTTTGGAATCTTAGATATTAATTCTATTAATGGATTTGTAGAGGCTTCATAAACTTCTATCTTTTGTTGTAAGTTTTTACATTTATTTTCTAGGTAGTGAACTCTATCTATTTCATCTATAGACAAATTACTTTTAAAGTAGAACATCTTTTCTATGTCTTTAAGTTTTTTGTTTGATTTTTTATATGTTTTATACAGCTTTATACTGTGCATTACTGTAGCGTGATTCATTGACTTTCCTTGAGACCTAAAAAAAAGTGCAATGTTAGTCCATCTCATCCCTAGTTTTTCTCTAAGTAAATAAGAAAACAATGCTCTCATTTCTACTACATTTTTTTTTCTTGTATCTTCAAAAATATTTATTCCTGAGAGTTCTATAATTTTTTTAGCAATATCTAATGGTTTTAAATTATGTTTCATTGTGTACGTAATTTTAGTAAGTTGTAACATTCAATATATTTCTGTTTAGCTTTTCCTTTATATTCTTCTTTAAATAATTGATATAATTTTTTAGTGTACTGGTATTTTGTTTGACAATTTTTTAAATAGTATTCAGCAAACTTTTTTCCTTTGCCCTTAAAGTAGTTTACATTATCTGCTGTATCTCCCATAATACATTGCTCATAGAAATTGTATAAGGCTTCATCTTCTGTGATGTCTAGTAGTTCTCTACGGTTATAATGGTAGTTGTATATTAATGCAGGAAATTGCCTGTAATCCTTATCTATTGAAATAATAAGTACGTTGTTTCTTCCTACTTTATTTGTGAGTTGTTTCCAGTATCTAGCTACAAGGTCATCTGTTTCTATTCCAAAAGCAAATTTACTGTTGTATTGGTCTTTAACATATTGGTGCATTTCGTGGAGTAATGGAGGTAGTTCATATTTCTTTCTATTGGCTTTATAGGTAGGATTTAACAGCTTTCTAAAGTTTCCTTTGCTTCCATTAAAGGTGATGATTTCTTCTATGTCAAAAACTTCTTCTAAGTTATTTATTATTTTCATAAATTGCTCATCAAATTTATGTATAGAATCTTGAATTTTAGTATAATATTTTTCTTGGTTGTTTTCTTCTTTTGCTCTATAACAGCTAGCAAATATTAAACTGTCTGCATCTACTAATAAAATCATAATAAATAAAGAATTAAACTATGTAACCAAAATAAAATAAATAAAACAATTATAGTTTTTAATATTCTTTTTTGTTCCTTTTTCTTTTTTGCTTTTTTATATTTTCTTATAAACATATTTACAAAAGTACTAAATTATTACTTATAAACAAGTCTGTTAATAACTTATTTTATATTAATAATAGTAGCTTGATTTTCTTCTAATAAATACACAGGTTTAAGTAATCGTTTTTTAGTCCACATAGTAGTATCAGGACAATACTTTTCAACTGGTGGTGGTAACTCTAACTTATTTAAATAGAACATATAATTCCCTTTAGGGTCATTCACAAAATATAACTTAACTATGTCTTTATCTAAAACCATCAAAGAATCATACTTATGCTTTTCAATCATTTTTTCTTGATAGTATTTAGTTCTGAATTTCATTTCTATAACACAATCAAATCCTTTAGGAGTTTTTCCTTTAGCATCATAATGCTCATAAGAATCTCCAGTATGTTCTAGCTTCCATCCATCAATATTCAAAATCATAATGAGTGCTTTCTCCCATCTATGAATATTTTTAATTCCCATATATTTTATTCAAATCTGTTATCCATTGAACAATAATTTTCGGTGAGCAAGTACAAGGTACGTAATACGAATGTTTGAAGTATTCGCTGTGCAATTTGCAGACCAGTTCAAGTTCTCCACTTGTAAGGGTGTTGCGTTTAGATAATCTAAAAGTCCTCCATTTTTCATAATCTTCTTTATTAAATTTTACCATCGTTTGATTTTAATATTATTCAGGTTTTTTTTTCTATCATCACAACCACAATCATCTCCCCATATCTTTTTAACTATCCACTTAATTCCTGTGTATGTTGTAATTGTTTCTATGATGTTTCCAAGTTTCATATAATATTTTTTAATTCTTCTCGTTTAATATAATAAGCATTAGTATATTTCATTACTTTATAATTCCATTTATTAATATCTTTATAATCAACAAAATAAAATTCAGCTTCTGTTTTATTTAAAATATATATGAACCAATATTTATCAATTTTATTTAATCCTTTTTCGTGTGCTTCTTTATTCACTAATAGATGAGCATTATTAAAATGTAATGTTGATTTAATATCTATCCTTTTATTTCTAAAAATAATATCAGCATTTTTTGATGGATATAAATCTAACAACTTAGTCATTTGAAATTCAATATTTTTATTTGTTAAATAATCTACTGCAATTAATTCTCCTAAAATTCCTATAGTATCAACGTGAGTATTTTTATCTCCCCTATCAAATCTAGGATTTTTTTCTAATATATTTTTATTAATAATACTTCTAGCATAACCAATCTGTTCTGATATTTCCCAAAATGATTTAGGATATTTATAATTCATAATATCTTTTTTAGTAATTTCTTTTTTACTTTCTTATAAGTGTTATATAAACTATAATATGGAATCTTAGTTTTCCTAGATAAAGATGCTAT